TTATAATGCGGCCTCGCAAAATTTTACAAACATGAGAATTGCAATGTTCTACATTTGGCAAAAAGCATTAACGGCATCAGAAGTGCTTTATACATTCAACACTTCAAGAAAAAGATTTGGCTTATGAGTAACGGAGGAATAATAGGTCCATATAATCCAACCGCAATAGAAATAGCGTCTGGAATATGGAATTTAAATGACGTTAGACAACAGCGTTCAGTTTTAGGTTGGCCAAGACCGCCAGGAACTCTAACTTTTAGAACTAGCACTACTGGATTTGGGACTACGACAGCACTAACATTAACACATCCGGCTGGTGTTGTTGCTGGAGATTTATGTGTGTTAATTCATTGCACATTTGATGATGATGAAGATACACTAGTTGACGCCCCCTCAGGTTTTACAATCCTTCAATCTAGAAGATTTGAATACCTTTCGCCAAATTGGATGTCTCAAGTCAATTCATATAGAATTTTACCTAATACAAATGCCGTAACATTACCTAGCACTGGAGTTCAATCAACGACAGATGCTAATGAAACTGTGGATAATCAAGCATATGTAGCTTTGTATTTTTATCTCGATAGAAACATAGAAAAAGTTTCAATAAGATCTTTATTCTCGTTTGCCTCCACTGCCGATCCATCATCACGAACTACAGACACAAATCTGTATACTAATACGCCAATATTAGTATTGGGATCGGTTTTTGTTACTTCAGGAGTGCCTGCTTTCAATGCAAGCACAACCACTTTTGATGGAACTGTAACTAATACGAGTGCAACAAACGTTGAGATGATTGTTGGATACCGAGTGTATAATACTGTTGCAACGACGACGTTTGTAATCGATTGCGACGATATTTCAAATCAAATTGTAACATCAATAGCTTTAGCGGTGCAATAAATGCTATACTCAAAAAACGGAAATTATCCAGAAGTTCTTCCATTTAGAATTAGATTGTCTGATGGAAGAACCAGAACAGATCCATCAACTTTTACGGAGTCTGAGCTATCAGAGGCCGGATACGTTTCAGTGCAAGATGAACCTATTCCTTCTTCTACACAAGTAGTTGAATGGGATTCTGAAAATATACAATGGATTGTTCGTGATAAAACGCCACAAGAAATTGAAAATGAATTAAACTCTGCAAAAAAGTCTAGAATGAACTATATCACAAGTAGTAGAGATTCCGAACTTCGTAAATTATCTTGTATGTGGAATAATGATCAATGGGATGCGCGAGAAACAGACTCTACAAGAATTGCTAATGTATTAACAATGATAGAACAAGCTGCAAATCTAGGTATTCCTACACCATCAACAGTTGACTGGAGAACTTATGATGATCAAAACAGAACCTTATCTATACCAGAATTGACACAATTAGGTGCTTCTATGTTTCAAGCGCAACAAATTGTTTGGGTAAAACAGGCTACATTAAAAGACCAAGTACAAGCAGCAACGACCGTTGAAGAAGTTAATTCTATTAATTGGTAAACATAAATACTTCATAAATTAGGAAACATTTCATGGCATCTCCATCAACAAGAGAACAATTCAAAGATTATTGTCTTCGTCGATTAGGTTATCCTGTTATTGATATAAACGTCGCTGACGAACAGGTTGAAGATCGTATAGATGATGCCCTACAATTTTTTCATGACTATCATTTTGATGGCGTAGAAAAGATTTTCATGAAGCATCAAATTACACAAGTTGACATAGATCGCCGTTGGATTCATGTTCCTGATGTAATCATAGGAATAACATCTATATTTCCTTTTGACAACTCAAACTCTTCTGTAAATATGTTTGATTTGCGTTATCAATTAAGATTGCACGATCTATATGATTTTACTTCAGTGTCTTATGTTCCATATACAATTACGATGCAACATATTAGAACATTGAATCTTTTATTCAGTGGAACACCTGCAATTCGATTTAATCGTCATGTGAATAAACTTTATCTAGACATAGACTGGCCAAGAGATGTTCAACTAGGTGAATATCTCGTCATCGAATGTTACAGAAAACTTGCCCCAGACACCTTTACTGGTACTGGTACAGTTTCGATTGCAAGCGGTTCTAAAGATATTACAGGAACAGGAACTATATTTTATAGAGAATTTATACCTGGAGATGAAATTACGATTAATGGCGAATCAAGAAGAATCATTAATATTACTTCTGATACTGCAATGAATGTAGAATCAGATTATACTTCTACAGCTTCATCTCAACAAGTTACAAAAGCTGGATTGTCTGATGTATGGAATGATCGTTTTCTGAAACAATATGCGACCGCAATGATTAAAAAACAATGGGGCGAGAATCTTAAAAAATTTGGTAACGTACAAATGCCAGGTGGTGTTGTTCTAAATGGGCAAGTCATCTGGGATGAAGCCACTGCTGAAATTCAAAAGATAGAAGAAGAGATGCAGATTTACAACGTACTACCAAATGAAATAATGATCGGCTAATGTTAAATCAATACTTCAATAATTTTCCTGGAGATCAAGTCACCAATGAGCAATTGCTCATCGAGGATCTTATAATTGAATCCATCAAACAATATGGCATGGATGTATATTACATACCAAGAGAATCGCGAGATAGCATAGATAAACTTTTTGGAGAAGATACTTTAAAAAAATTTAGAAATGCATTTTCAATAGAAATGTATCTTGAGGATGTAATGGGAATGGAAGGTAATCAAGATATCATTTCTAAGTTTGGTTTAGAACTTGATGACGAAATGAGATTTCTTGTTGCAAGAAGACGATTTAATCAAGCTATTCCTAGAAATATAATGAAGCGTCCAAGAGAGGGTGATTTAATTTATGTTCCGCTTGTTCAAAATTTCTTTGAAATTACATTCGTTGAACATGAAAACGAACAAGCTATGATGTATACACTTGGAAAAGGTCGAGGAGGTAATGTCTACGTTTACGCATTGAAATTGAAACAGTTCGTGTTCAGTGAAGAACAATTTAGTACAGGCATTGAAGAATTGGACGGGCAAGCAAGAGACGAATACAAAAAGACAATGCTTACTTTCAGTTCTGGTTCGGGTGCATTTGTTTCTGATGAAATTGTTTATCAGGGTTCTTCTTATGTCACCGCAAATTCTAAAGCAATCACACATAGATGGGATACATCCAATAATAAATTGTATGTAACTCAAACAATTGGAACATTTACTACAGATAAAGGTGTGGTTAAAGGCGTTACTTCTGGAGCACAATGGACATTATCAACATCAGGTGATCAATTGACTCCGTTTGATGACATATTTGAAGATCTTGCAGATAATAATAAAATTCAACAAGAAGCAGATCAAATTTTGAATTTTACCGAAACAAATCCATTTGGTGAACCATAATGTTTACTCCATTTTATAATAGAATAATTCGTAAAATGGTGGTCGCTTTTGGTTCATTGTTTAATGAAATTTCACTCATTCGTTATAATAACGAAAACACCGAAGAATTTGAGAGAATAAAAGTCCCATTGATTTATTCTCCAAAAGAAAAATTTATAACCAGATTGTTTTCTGATCCAGATTTAGTTCGTTCTGTCAATACAATTTTACCAAGACTTGCATTTGAAATTACTGGTTATTCTTATGATTCTAGTCGCAAACCAATAACCACTTTAAAAAGTTTTGGAGCAGCTGGAACATACAATTCTATAAAAACGCAAAACGTAGGTGTACCCTACGATATGAATTTTACTTTGAGTTTATTTTCTAGAAATATAGAAGATGGGACTCAAATAGTAGAACAAATTTTACCATATTTTACTCCAGATTATACCGTCACCATCAATTTTATTGATGGGATGCCCGAGACCACAAAAGATGTTCCATTCATTTTAGATAGCGTTGATAATAGTATTGAGTATGAAGGTGATTTCACGACTACACGTTTGATTGTTTGGAATTTAAATTTTACGGCAAAAATGTATTTTTTTGGACCAGTTTCAACTGGAAAAATCATTGTTGGTCAATATCATTCATCTAATGGAAATGCCATAATAGGCGCTGATGGTAAACAGGTCGGTGGCGTAAAAACAAACGTATATCAAGAAATATTTAATAAACAATTGCAAGAACTTGAAATGAATTCTGGAGGTTATGGAAACTTTAAACAAAATGAAGTTGTACGAGTAGCTAATACTTCAATATTTGGAATTGTTCAAAGTTGGACTCCTGAAACGTATACACTTTTTACAAAAAACTGGAATAATACAGTAAAAGCAGGAGATATTTTACGAGGCGATGATAGTAACGCAGTTTGGACTGTAAATAATTTAAATGCAACTTATATAAAGATAGCAAACATTCATGTCGTACAAAATCCTTTGACCGCTAAAGCTAACGATGATTTTGGATTTACAACCACGATAAGTGAATATCCTTATGCGGAATGATTATGAAAAAAGTAAACGAAAAATTATCAGAATTATTCGATATCGAACCCATCGATATCTCTGAAAAACAAGAAGTCATTCCCGTCAATGTATCTGAAGAAGATGATTTTTCTTTTGCAAGAAAAAATCTTCGCGAGTTAATCGTAAAAGGATCTACAGCAATCGATGAGATCCTTTTTGTTGCAAAAGAATCAGAACATCCC